AGTATGATATGAATTCGTATCAATATACATTATCAATACTGCATCTTATTGAGAATACAATGTTCAGGACGCTACATACATCGTTAGATTGAGCATCTAGCGAGTTTGAAAAGCGTCCATCCTAGCTAAAATGAACACCCCATTGGGGGTAAATAACGTCCATCACCCCACGTATTGGCTTCACAAAATTATGTCAAAATCTTTAGACCACCATCTTCGTATTAGCTGTAGGATCTTCTACCTCATTCATTGCTTCACTAGCAAAAGACGTATCAGCTCTACCAGCTTCTTCTAAGACACTATCATACTTCTCCATCATCTCTTCCATCCACTTATACAGGTTCTTACTGCTCTCTAGGAACTTAGCACTACCAAGCCTACTCTTAACATCTTTAACACTAAAACAACAAGTAGCTATATTCTTATAGTACATCATGAACCAATTAGGACCTTCTCTTACACGATGGTAGTTCAATTGGAAGTGTTGTGAGTTGTTGGGTGAAGGGTAAATCATTGTTACCTAACAGTAGTATAAGTAGTATCAGTAGTGGTGGGATTGTCCAGACTCCGCTTCGCTCCGTGGGCGCTTCGCTAGGCCCCGAGTTCAATCAGTTCTCACTGGATTCACTAGATTCACGGAGGTTGGGGAGTTGTAGTAGATGTGCTTACAGAATGAACTAAGAGGGGGGAGTTGTGTCTTTTGTTCCCTCACTGTTCATTAGTAAAGGGGAAGATGAACAAGACAACTTGTTTGTCTTGGATGTCTTCCCCCATTCAGGCTTCGGGTCCACCCTTCCCTCCGCCTGTATAGGGCCGCGATGTTGTCTAAACCCAGGTGGGGACTGCCTTTTTACCTTCCAACTGTCTTGCCTTTTTTCGTTGGTCTAGACTGAATCCCATGACCATATGATTACAGGCTTGTTGAGGGTCATCTAGGAAGGCTTCATTGAGGTCTTTCCAGTCTTCTTGTCGTCTCAGCTTAACTGTTTCATAGGCAGAGATGGACATAGCTTCTGTGAAATACTTCACACCTTGAGCTAGACAGTCTAATCTGTCGTCGTGTTTAACGGCTCCCTTCTCACGACACATACGACTCATCTGATAGAAGAGCATGTATAGCAGTCTTTCTTCAGGAGGTTGGTCTTTATTGGAGTTAAAGTCCCATTCAATGACTGATCTATCAATGATGAGCTTGTGTTGGTTAAGGACTGGTTCTAGGGCATCAATGATTCGGTCTTCTTTACGGACATTAGCCCGTACTTCTTCTACGTCTATGGCTTGTTTGGTCTGTTGTAGGTGCTTCTTGAAGAGTTCTGCAACGATACCATCACCAAAGTTTGTCTCAATGACTAGCTTTGTGACTCCAAACTTCTGACAACCTCGCAGGATATCAAGGAGTGTGTTGTCGCTATAGCCATCTCTGTAGGCTCTGACTTCATGCAAGTACAAGAAACCGTTTCGTTGGGAGATAAAAGCTGCTGCTGTTTCATCTGATCCTCTACCCGAAGGATCAACGCTGCAGATTGTCTCGGTGTAAGGTCCCCAATCTCCTTGGAGTTGCATTGGAGAGTAGAAATAATCTCCAGGTAGACCAACTGTTGGGAGGTCTTTGATGACATTTCTAGGGTCTGAGCACCAGACGACTGCATCAGGAGCAGAGGTAGGATTAACAGAGGTGACCACAAGGTCAGCCATCTTAAGTGGGAACTTCTCAGCATCACTAAGGGAGGTATCCAGTTGGAACTGCAACATGAAGTTGCTACGACCCATAGCAGCTTCACGCTCTAGTAGGTCATCATTGGTGAAGCGATCAGGGTCTGTTACATCCCACTCTTCAGCACCACCATCGATGTCTTCAACAATCTGTGGAGCTAACAGTCCTTCGTATTGACTGAGCTTCTCTTTACGAGGGTAACGAGAAGGCCATACAAAGGGACGATAGTTACGCTCAGCTAGCTTACGGTAGATAGTGAAGGTAGTCTGTGGTGTACCGAGGTACATAATGCGAGAGTCTTTCTTTGGTGTAAGGATAGACTCAGCTTCTGTACAGAGTTGTAGGAGCTTCTCTCGCATTAACTCTGTCATTGAGTTACCAGGAACTTCAATGTCATCTAGAATCATGAGGTCAGCACGAGAACCTGTTAGTTGGCCAGTAATCCCGACAGACTTGACTGAAGGTGCTTGGTGGGGGGAACAGTTTACATCGAATGAGATACGAGACCATCTTGCCTCGTCTGATTTGGGCCTTAAGTGACTCAACCATGGTGTCTCAATGATTAGCTTCTGTAGGAAGATGGACATGTTATCTGCTCGTTCTTTAGAAGCAGAGATAATCATGATCTTCTTTTCTGCATCCTTAAACAGGGTCCATAACACAAAGGCTCCAGTAATCCAAGATTTACCGACTCCTCGGAATGCTTGGATCTGTAGTCGTTTAGGACCGTGTTGTAAGTAGTCTGCAATAGCGTATTGTGCTCGTGTAGGTGAAGGTAAATCAAGCTGTCCCCACAGGGCTTGTAAGAACAGCTTGAAGTCTTCCCTCAACGCAGTGAGGGTATCCATATTAGTCAGCTAGTTTAACGCCCCTACCTGGGACATAGGTGTTATGAATGCGTTCGACCATACCAATACGCTTAGTCATGTCTCTAAGCTGTGTAGCAGGATCCCCAGGACGTATCCGTTGAGCTGGGTCATAGGCATGACCAAAGAGTGCTGGGATATTAAGTGGAGCATTCTTAGCGGTCATAAAGCCGTTACCTGATTGGGCTCTACCGATAGAGTTAAGGCCGTTAAGGTATTTAGGTTTGATGTACTGCATGAAGTGATCTAGAAGTGTCTTAGCACCTTCTTGTTTAGCTTTAGCAGCATGAGGATCACGAGCTGGTGCTACTTTAAGACTAGGGTTTGGCATCTTTCTCCCGTCTAGGTATTCGTTGTGGTTTGTCTGGTTTACCGAGATCCCGAGGAACCCTGCTACCTCCAGGAACCGCAATGGTAACGTTAGGGACCTCTTTAGTCTTTAATAGACCAGGGTTCCTATCGTATGTTTTAGTGATAGTAGTAGCGTTGACTCCTTTAGACTTAGCATCTTTGTTAGAAGCCGCTCTGCTAGGTGTTACAGGACCACGCCATTCGATAGGACGACCAACAACCTGTTCAGCATCAGCCCTCATTCGTGTCTCAACTGGGTGGTTATAGGCACGTTCATTGAGGACTCGTTGTTCTTCTAGGACAGGTTGTAGGTAGCTCCAAGCTTCTTCAGCAGTTGTTCCTTTAGGGAGGGGTGTAGTCTTAAACCGACCAGGATCAGGTGTCTTACCATCCTTACCAACGTGTGCAAAGTCAGGACCCCAATTCCTACCACCTGTTACGTGTGCAGGTCCTGAAAGAGGAATAAAGTTTTCAGCCAAGGAACCAACTGGGTAACCATTATCTGCTGCGATATCCCATAACTTACGAACCTCATATTCATCCATGTTCTGCACTAATGCCTCAGTGGATGAGACAGAAGCAGGGTGGTGAGCTTGGGTACCGGGGATTGGTTGAGAGATTTGTCGTTGCTTAGTCTCTGTTTTATTGATGGTCTCTACTGGACGTTTGTCGTTACCAATGGCGTAGTTACGAAGGTCATCTTCAAACAAATTACTGCGTTCAGAAACAGCATCACGCCTAGCTCTACGGGTACCAGAAACTAGACCAGCCAGCGCTTCTTCTGCAGCTTCATCAGCAGTACCAATGCCTTTAAGTCTATTAAGACCAGCTTCACGCTCTAGGACATCATTGCGGAAGATCTGTAGTGCACCTTGGTAATCCTGTTCACGTTCAAGCAGGAGACGCTCTACAGGGTCTGTCGGTACCTGAGTGGATTGGTTAGGGATAGGAGCAGGTTTCTTACCAACCTTGATTGACGGAGGATTCTGTACCTTAGTGGATAGGCTTGGAATTGGAGTTGGTCTCTGAGTCATCAACCGATTACCAAAACTCAACCCACCAGTCAGCAACATTGGTACCATTGCCAACCTCGGATCAACATTGGCAGCATTAGCAGCTCTACCTGCCAACACTGCTCCACCTTGTGCTACACGACTACCAGGAAGTTTGTCATCAGCCTTTACTCCTTTGTTGACTAGATTCTCAACAGGTTCAACAAATTTAGTAGCGTTTCTAAACTGCTGCTGAGCTTGGAGTAAGTTCTTAGTAACTTGGCTGTTCTGGATCGCGTTACCTAGACGATCCAGTAACTGAGCACCTAACTTGAACTTACCCTCACGCTTCAATTTGTCATGACTGCCGAAACTCTGCCAACCGTAGTTCTCACCAGACCACCGGACTGGCTTACCGTTTAGTACGGCTTTAGTTCCGATAGCAGGCATTACCGATTAGTGCGACGTTTACGAAGCTCCTCAAGGAGATTGTTCTTAGCGTTGTAAGCTGTGTTGGTATTATTAGCTGGCTTCTTGTCAGCGTAGTTCTTGTTGATCTGAGTGTTGGGCTTGTAACCAACATCAGGCTTCTCATTAGGAGAGGCAGGCTTAGCGGGAGCTGCAGGTTGAGGGGGACCTTGCTTGATCTTTGCCTTATTGGCGTCGCTCTTTGCTCTCTCTAGATCAGCATTCCTTGTAGACTCTGCATACGCCTTACCATCAGCAACAGGGCCAACACCATCTGTTTTGTTACCAGTCTCTGGGTTACGACCCATGTCCTTACGGAAACGCTTCAGAAGAGGGTTGTCTCCTTTGTGAGCGTTATAGAGACCCTTACCATCAGACCCGTAAGAGTCGTTTTTAACAGGTGTACTCTGTGAGGGGCTAGAAGAGGTCTTAGCAGAGCTTTGGGTACTACCTCCCCCAGAAGACCGTGCAGAGGTACTAGAGGGCCTGCTGGAGGGGGCTGGTGAGGGTTTAACTTTAGGTGCTGCTGAAGCACCACTAGGAGCTGCTGCCTTCTTCAGACGACCAGTATTACCGTCATAGACATTACCTTGTGCATCAGAGTAGTCAGCTACTTTAGGCTTAGCAGCTGATTTAGCAGCAGGCTTAGCAGCAGCAGGTTTTTTGTATTTATTTTGTTCTGCCTGACGAGCAGAGCTACCAGCACCAGGACGAGGACGATTAGCTTCTGCAGCCTTACGTTCTTGTTCTTTCTTCTTACGTGCCGCTACTTGAGCTTTAGTAGGTTGCATAATTAGTTAATATGTTGAAGAATGAGGTTCTCTCTGGGTGTGATTCCAAACGTGGCTCTCATCCATTGGAGCCAGTTTCTACTTCCTTTATCCTGATTGCACTTCTTACAGGAGGGTACAAGGTTTGATGTAAGAGTTGGTCCGCCAAGACAACGAGGACGGACATGATCAAGAGTGAGTTCATCAGGTTCATAAGTAAATCCACAATAGACACATTGACAATTAAAGTGTTCTTTGATTGCACGACGGTGCAGCCGCTTTGCTTCGGAACTGTTCATCGTTATTAGGTTGTGGAGGTAGTGATCAGGACTAGGAAGTAATGGGGTCATTTGGCGTACTTCTTACCAGTTCTTGGACGACGACGGTTCTTAGATGGTGATTCAAGCCTCCCTTTATTGGGGCCTGTATGGGACGCATCCTTCCCATCACCATTACCGTATGTACCAAGTTTTCGGTTAAGCTCGTTAGCTTCAGTACGAATCTTTAGACCTTCTTTTGTCTTGTTATATTTCGCCTGTTGCTTCAGCCTACGCTTACGTGCTTCAGGGTTTTTCTTGTAGTAATCAGACGTATTGCCTGCCATAGAGCCTCTTCTGTACAAGTTCAGGGTCTATTTTCGGCATCACTGTCGCCAGTTTCTCCAACGGGTTACCGTCATAAGCGGCACCCGAGATATCATTCTTAGATAGCCAATCACAAGCTGCTTTAAGATCAGCTGTGGAGGCTTCACCGCTTTTAATACGGTTGAGGAGTTCTTGAGTTACGATGTTATGCAGCTCATTGAACATATCCTCTGTAGCTTTCTTAGTGGTGCTCACGGATAATCCTCTTTAGTTTATCGCTATAGTGGTAATCAGTGGCATAACCTTCTGTGTGTAGGAGGTCACAGCATTCAGCTGCAGATGATGCACGATTAACACCGTGGTAACCTTTATAATCTTTATACCACTTAGTCACAAGATCGTTGATACACTCTTGTGGGGAGTTATAGTCCTTGAAGGAAGCATTGATCGTAATAGGACCGCTGCTTGTATCTTCCCAGGTTTGTTTAACAGTACCAGGACCTTTGATTCCGAAGAAGTTATTCTTACCAGAGGTGGCAGTACCGTGAGCACTTTCAAGTGCCCACTGTGCTGCTACGACTTCAGGGAACTTAGCCCCAGCATTCTTTGCACAGTCGTAGATTTCATTCCATGTAGTAGTCATGTTGGTGGTTCAGAATGTAGTGCTAACAACGTTGCTAGCATTGATGTTATGGCGGCTATCGTCTTTGATCCGACTTCCTTACACGCTAGGTGTTCAGTGTCTGGGAGTCTCCCATTAGTACGCTCATACAGAGCCCACTGCTTGGGATTAGCCCAGAACTGACAAGTACCGTAGTGGACAATAGACATAGTGATAACCCCCATAACTGATGCCAAGATTGCCTTGGCTAGCCATGGGGATTTATTCATCAGTTCACCTTTATGAAGTAGTTAACAGCGTACGATTTAGGCTTAGTCTCTGTATCACCACCACCAGTAACGCTGAGGGTGTGGGAGTGGCTGCCATCGCTGTCCATCCACCGCCCAGAAACGTTTGTCACGCCCCCTGCGTCGATACCTTCGCCAACTGTTTGAGCAGCGGGGCTATAGCCAGCACCCGAGTAAGCGTTCATCCGCCTTGACCACAGGCTGTGCGTATGGCCTCCGGCGGAGTTGGTTGAACCAGTGAAGGCGTTCTTTGGACGGGCAGTGTTGTCCTCAGT